ATTGTCTCATATTTTATCTAGGTTCAAATTCAGCTAGGTCAAATCCATCTAGACTATCCTCATTAGATTCAAAGTTCATAGGTGGTAAATTATTCTTTCTTTGATTTATTAGTTTTGATTGCTCAGAATTTTGTTGGCTAATTCTTTCCGACTTAGCTTTTTCTCTTTGGTCTTCTCTACTTTGAAGTTGATTAGCTTCCATACCTCTAAGTTGCATATTCAGGCTAAACTCTTTGTCCATTAACTGAGACTTGAGCATAGCTTCATTCTTCATCTTCTCTATCTCAAATGCTATTTCTGCTTGTTTAAGTTGCATCTTAGCTTGAGCTTCTGCTTGCATTTTCTGCATAGATGTTTGAGCAGCCATTTGTTGAGATTGCATCTGTTGCTGTGCCTGCATAGCCTGAGCTTGCATAGCCATTTTTTCTTCTCTCTCTTGCTTAGCCTTACGCTTAACTTTTAATAACTGATTAGCTAATTTAATGTTTCTTATCTCACGAATATCAATTGCATCCTCAAGGTCTATGCCTCCTTTAGACAATGCTACTTGAATATTTTGCTCAAGCATTGCTTTTTGCTCCTCATCAGGAGATACCTCAATAAAAATACCAAAGTCATATAAGTATAACTCATTTATGTCATCCAATATAGATACATTATATTTACCTATCTTATTAATAAACTCATCCTTGAAATCAGCATACTCTAACACATCACTTACCCTGTAAGATAAACTTTCAGCTAGTGACCTATACATATAAAGACTTCCATCTAAAATATGTCTAGTCGCTGTATTTGAATTAGCTGCTGCTAGTTTTTGTAAACCAACTAATGAATCAGGGTCAGGCATACTTCCATCTCTAGCTTCATTAAGACCCGTTACATTTCTGATTTGGTTTAGATAATGATTATAGTTACCTATAAGCATTTGTGTTTTAGATGCACCCGAGTTTGATGTTAGTTGCTGTATTGGCACTCTTGCGTTGTTAAATTCACCATCGCCTGTATAGCTTCTACCAATAACACTACCTGTTTGGAAATATAGCCTTAATGCATCTTCAGGATTGTATGCTGCTCCTGTACCTAAGTCTACCTCATTTAAACCATCAGCATCAATAAATACACCGTCAGGCACAACCTTAGCAATAACCTGCTGTAGTTTTAAATGAGTAATCTGAATCAAGTCAGCAAATGGTATCATACGTCTAACTAAAGACTCTATAACACCTTTATACATTCTTGGTGCAACAGCAACGTAGTTAGGAAGTGCGTGCTGTGTAGCAGACTTTGGTCTTACCATATTCTCAGCCATCTCCCATTTAAGCATTATGTTAGTTCCCATAACCATAACACCATTATACCACACATCAATAGTTTTCTCTACTTTTTCAAATGACCCTTCCTCCATCATCTCTTCAGGTGGATTAAATTGGTCATCCTTTTCTACCATTGATATAGCTCCACTATCTTTAATCTTTTTCTTATATACAACCTTTTTAGTTGTCTTATAATTAAAGTACATTAGAGTAGTCGTGTCTCTATAAAATATATCGTTATCATAATACTGAGCTACATTATAGTAATCATACCAAGACTGCCCATACTTAGATATCTCTTCTAAATCTGAATTAGTTAAGGTAGGGTCTATTTTCTTTAGCTCAATAATAGGTACTGTTTTAATCTCACCCCAATAGAAACAATCTTTGAAGTTAGGGTCTTCGGTGTAACTATAAACAATATTAGCAGGGTCTACATATTCAACCTTTACGCCTGAACCCGGTAAAAACTCTGTTTTAGCTACACCAATTCCTAATACAGTTAAGTCATAATCAATTCTTTTACGAATGTCATCGTAATGGTTTTCGTCAAACATTGTCTCTATAGCAGTCTCTTCTGCTATCTCAATAGCAGGCTTATAATTAAGCTGCATATACAATGATAATTCTTCGTCTGAAGTTGGTAGCTGTTGTGGGTCTACTGAAAATGGGTTTATTCCCATTTGCTCTTGTATGTTTTCCAATATAGGCTTCGCAAGCATTTCACCTTCTATAAGTTGCTGAAATTTGCTTCTTTTAGATTGAGATATTGCATCTTGAGAATATGCCTTTACTTTGAATAATCTATCAGACATTCCATTGACAACAATATCAACAAACTTAGGTAGTATAGGAACAGGTGTCCAATCTAGGTTTAAGTATGATAAGTCACCATCTACGGCTAACTCATTTTTATATTTTCCTACAGATTGCTCTCCTCTTGCATATAGTCTTAATCTGTGAAATTCTCCCCATTGGCTGTAAAATCTACATTGTCTCCCGTCCTTCTTGAACCATTCATATTGAATTGCTTGTCCAATCTGTAAACCAAATTCATCAGTAGCTTTCTCAGCATCTGATACAAATTGACTAGGGAATCCTGTAGATGATATGTTTATTTTAACATCGTTCATCTAATAATTTCGCTAATATTTCCTTTATTGCTATACTTTGCAAAGTTAATCTTTATTTTTGATTGTTTTTTCTCTGCTACATATAGATGCTTCTGTGTAGCCATTATAGCTAGCCCTGAACTTATCGAAGCATCAAACTTAGTTCTATTTGTTATATCAAACTTAGCCCAATCCTCAAGTGTTCTAGTAAACGGCATAGAGCCTATATCTTCTGAATCTCTATATGTACCTTCTACATCAAACCCTACATACTTCTCTATATATGACTCAATAGCTGCTGCGTGTGCTTGCTTAACATCCTCGCTACTATTAGGTATACCTCCAAGTTCACGTTCTGTTTTTGATAACTTATTGTATGACTTATCAGGTCTATTCATACAGAATCCTCTATATCCTCTGTTTTTGAAATGATACAGGAGTCGTGGTTTGTTATTCTCTATAAGTATTGGCATACCATAAAATACACAAGCCATCAATACCTCTTCAAAGAATATCTCTGCTGTTTGTGGTCTAGCTACATATTCTAAAAAAAACTCATTACTTGGTGCTTCATCCATATTAAAAGCAGTTACTCCGTGCAATGCACCATTAGAGCCTCCTCCACCTACAGTACCTGAAATATCATACGAGTCACAACCAAATGCACCTATGTGGTCATTGCCGGGATACTTAGTTCCATTCCTGTCAATCACCCTATTCTGCAAGTTCTTATTAGGTGTCCAACTTACATTGAACCTACCACGCTTATCAGGACTAAATACAACCTCACTATCCTTAACACCATTCTTCCAATGGAAGCTACCTCGTGTTATATGATGCTCTTTTATTAATGCATCGTTATAATCTATCTGCTGATATATCTTAGTTAAATTAAATATAGACTGCTTGCTTTCATCCCTAAATGCGTGTGATTCTGTTCGTGGGAACTGACGATAAAATTCATTGAGTGCATCTGCATCGTTCTTTAATGACGATACTTCATTCTCCCAATAGTCTACAGCACCCTGAGATATCATTTCATTATCTACTCCTAGTACAGATTTAGCAGGCTTCCTAAATACAGGCATCCCAAATCTATCTATAAATCCTTCCATATTCCACTCCATTGGAATAAACAAAGAATACATACCACTCTTAGTCTGACCGTTTGAGTTACGGTTTAAAACATTCGAGTCATTATATAGCTTCTTAAAATTATCACCACCTTTATTAAGTGCATTGGATGTAGAACCCATCATACACTTACCTATAATCTTACTACCTAATCGTAAACAGGTTTTAGTTACTCGCCAATTATTTAGAATATTATTTGGCTTAATCCACTTACCACTTTCATCGTGCACTACTATTTATAGGCACAACCTTATCAGTAAACATCTTCTTAGCATCAGAACCTGTTTTAGATAGTATACCGACTCTAGCATCTTTTGCAAGTGTTCCCGTATTTACACATTCAGATGATGACATAAATGAAAAACCTGAACGCCTAATCTTAAGGTATGTCATACCGAAACTTCTTTTGTCAGCCTTACAAGCCTCCCAAAATATATACAGTATACGATTTGCTTCACGATAGTCCGGATACCCAACATCAATAGATGTCCATTGCAGATACATATAATGTGCACCTGTTATATATGTAGGTACGCCATTGTTCATAAACCAATGACCATACTCTCGTGAATCAAATTCAGATTCAATATAATCTACCCATCTGTCTTTGAACTCAGACGGCTTATCGTTCCATTGAAATATAGATTGAATCTTTTCTAAGTCTTTTGGTAATTCCTCTCTCTCCCAATACTGCTCTTCTTTTTTACCACTTCTTTTGTATACTTTTTTTGGTACTAGTGGCAATGCTATAGGTAATCCCTGCACGGATACTATCTCACCTATCTCACCGGTCTTAGATATGATAACCATATCATACTTTTCATCATAGCCATACTTCCACGTCTTTGCCTTATTCTTTTTATTTAAGACATTCTTTGGAACGTATTCTTCTAATGTGACGTATAAGTTATTTTGACCTTCGTTCTGCAAATCCTTGTTTTGTGTCTACTTTACTCTTACCTTTCTCAGCAGACTCTAACGCCTCCCGTTCAAGTTCTATTCTGTTTAATATTTCAAATGCATCAAATATTGCTAGCTTTTTTGTAGCAGCAGCATTCTTTAATTTGTCAGCAGCCAAGTCATC